ATCAAACCAAACCGCCGCGCTTAATGAATTTTTGAGTTACGAGGCGACCACCGCAACGCCTGACAAAATGCTGCTTATCGAGTCAGCGCAATTCAGCGCGTTGCAAATGGCACAAATTTGCAACATTCCCCCATACTTGCTTGGTGTTCCCACCGGCAGTTACGCCTACACAAACAGCCGTGAAAGCCGTTGGGATTTGTGGCTATACGGCACCAAAACCTATGCCGAATGCATCACCAGCACATTGTCAGCAAACGCGTTTCTGCCTAACGGCACCTACGTCGAATTTGACACCGACGAATACCTGGGCGAAATCGACGACGCAAACATGACCCGTGAGGATGTCACGGTGCAAGAAAACACACAGGAGAACATCAGATAATGCCGTACTTCATTACTAAAGAAGCAGAAGATTGCGCCGGTTGGGCCGTTGTCAAAGAGGACGGCGAAATCCTTGGCTGCCATTTGCTGAAGCAGGATGCCGTCAACCAAATGGTTGCGATCAGCCAAGAAGAGGGCATCGAACCAGGCGGCGACCTTGATCAAATCGAAGAAAGTGTCGAAGAGGACGACGAGGAAATGGACGCCAACAAGGTTGTGCGCCTGTCGTCGCCGGTGCGCATTATCAGCTTCTCGGGCAGCCAGGTCACGCTTGACGCAGCCGGTGACACCCCAAGCCGCACTATTAGCGGCATCGCGGTGCCGTACAACGTGACCGCCACCGTCTCAGACGGCACCCAGGTCATGTTCCGCCCTGGCGCCCTGCCCGTCGACGGCAAAGCCCCCAAGCTGTTCATGTACCACGACGCCAGCCAGCCTGTCGGCCTTGTCACAGGCCGCGTCGACACCGACGAGGGCATGCTTTTCACCGCCAAGGTCAGCAAAACCGCCGCAGGCGACGACGCGCTCGAGCTAGCCAAGGATGGCGTGATCGACAGCGTGTCCGTTGGCGTCAATCCCACCGAGTACGACATGGACGGCGACACCATGGTTGTCACGGCAGCCGACTGGATGGAATTGTCATTAGTACCCATCCCCGCCTTTGCCGGTGCTACTATCACAGATGTCGCGGCTTCGGCCGCAACAATCCCCGACGCAGTTTCATCCACTACAAACCCAAAGGAAACACCAGTCGTGGAAGCAGAAAAGTCCGTCGAAGTTGAGGCCGCAATCCCAACCGCACCAATCCCCGCGCAGCCAAAGCGCGAATTCCGTATGCCGTCAGCAGGTGAATACCTTGCCGCCATGCACATCGGTGGCGACACGTTCGCAAAAATCAACGCCGCATACCACGACGCAGTGAAGGCGTCGCGCACCACAATCGAGGCCGCAGCAGGTGACGTCATCACAACCGACACGCCTGGCCTTTTGCCGGTGCCGGTGCTGGGGCCGTTGGTGCAGGACATCAACTTTGTGCGCCCTGTCGTGCAGGCCGTGGGCGCTCGCGCATACCCAGACGGCGGTGCGCAAAAGACGTTCATCCGTCCGACGATTACCACGCACACCAGCGCGGCATCGCAGGCAAACGAACTGGCAGCAGTGTCAGCAACCACCATGGTGATTGCGTCTAACAGTGTCAGCAAAACCACTGTTGCAGGTCAGGTCACGTTGTCAGTGCAGGATATTGACTTCACCTCACCGGCCGCAATGAACCTCATCCTGAATGACCTCATGGGCGAATACATGCTCGCGACCGACAACATTGCAGCAGACAACATGCTTACCGCAGCCACCTCATCGGGCGTGTGGGACTTGACCGCCGCTGACCTTGTGAAGTCGATTTACGACGCAGCCGCCGACATTTCCAACGGGCGCAACTGGTTCCCAACGCACATGTTCGTCAGCCCCGACGTTTGGGCGCAGCTCGGACAGGTCGTCGACTCGAGCAACCGTCCACTGTTCCCGTTTGTCGGTGCAGGCCTCACCGGCCAGAACGCACTTGGCAACAGCCAGGCAACATCTTGGAACGGCAACCCACTCGGTTTGCAACTCGTCGTCGACAGCAACTTTGCTGCCAAGACCATGATCATCACCCGCGTCGGAACCGGCCAAGGCGATGCCTACGAGTTCTACGAGCAAATCAAGGGCCTCATGTCGGTGGAAATTCCGTCAACGCTCGGACGCACATTCAGCTACCACGGCTATGTGTCCACGTTCGCGGCAATCTCGGGCATGATCCGCAAAATCACACAAGCCTGACCAAACTGAAAGGCGGCGGCCGTGGCCGTTTATAGCGTCATAGCCATACAACGCCTAGATGACTATGGCTGTGTGCAAACCCTCACAGACACCCCCATACAGCCTGGCCAGTCAATAACACTGGCCGGGCTTGGGGATGGCCTTGACGGTACGTTCACTGTTCTTGGTTGCCCGCAGTACGTCTATGAAGGCACCAACGCCGACACAGGCGAATGGCTATTTGACACATCCATCCCTCGAGCAAACCAACTGCTGTTTTACGACGCAGGCAGCGACGTCGATTGGGGTGTTCTTACCACGCCAGGCACCTGCACCTGGACGCAAACCTGCACTTGGATTACCGGCACCAACATCAGCGACTACCTGCAAATTCCGTTGACCAGTGCTGGTGCAGCCACACTGTTGACACAGTGCGCAGCCGCAGCCAACGCTTTCGCGTACCGTCGACGCGTCGAAGCGGGTTACCTACAGGACAGCCTGACAACCAGCCCAGGTGGTGATGTCACCCTTGGCACCATCATGGTTGGCGCCGCGTACTTCCGTCAGCAAGGCAGTTTTACCAGCCTGGCATCATTTGACGGCATGGGCGCCCCACCTAGCACCGGCCTAAGCCCCATGGTGATGCAACTGTTGGGTATCAACCGCCCACAGGTCGCCTAATGGCGTACACAGACCTATTCAACGAGGCCATCGACGATCTGCGCACCACGCTGGCAACAATCAGTGGCCTGCCGGTCGCCATCGACCCGCGCCACATAACCACCAGCTGCGTGTTCATCGACGCCCCCACATTCGAGGCATGGAACTACAACATCGTGAAACTGGATTTCCCTGTCAAGGTTATTGGCAGCGGCCCAGGGAACCTTGACGCGCTGCGCGACATTCTTGGCATCGTTGCAAGCGTCTTGGCAAAAAACGTGGCCGTGAAATCAGGTCAACCAACCGTGGTATCCATCGGCGGCCAGGATTACCCCGCATACGATTTGCTTATCTCAATGCAAGCCCAAACCGCGTAGGAGAACCCATGGCATACCGCATCATCAGCCCCCGCATAGGCACCCCAGGCGAGCTGTGGGAACCGGAAGTGTGGGTCAATGTCCACGCACTTGTCAAAGGTGGCTTCATTGAGTCCACCGACACAAAACCAACACCTGACAAGCCTGCAAAGGCTAAAGTATCCAAGAAAGCGGCACCCGACGCCACCAGCGCCCAGGAGTAGCCATGGCCACAAGCACCTATCTGTCAAACCCAGTCGTCACCGTCAACAGCGTCGATTTGTCCGACCAATGCACCGCTGCCACATTCACGCACCGCTTCGATCAGCTCGAGTCAACCGCGTTCGGTGACACAGCCCGCAAATACGTTGCAGGTCTCGGCAACCACGAGGTCACGCTGTCGCTCTATATGAGCTACGCCGCCACCGAAACCTACGCCACCTTGGCGTCATTGGTTGGCACCACCACCACGGTGCGTGTGCAACCAGCAGCACCGCCGGACAGCGCTACCAACCCAGGCTTCGTCCTCACCGGCGCGTTTCTTGCTGAACTGCCCGTCATCAACGCCACCATGGGCGAACTGTCCACCGTCGACGTGACGTTCGTGGGCGGCACATACTCAGTCGATACAACCGTCTAGACATAGGAGTCCCGACATGCAAATAACCATCCGCATTGACCTTGGCGCCGAAACGCACCAGGTCAGCACAAACCTGTGGGTCATCACGCAATGGGAACGCAAATTTAGGCGTAAAGCCAGCGACCTAGCCCAAGGCATCGGTGTTGAGGACTTGGCTTACCTGGCCTACGAGGCCTGCAAAGTTCACGGCATCACAGTGCCACCCGCATTTGACGACTTCATCAAGAAACTGCAAAGCATCGACGTCGTAAGCCAAGAGTCCGAAAACCCTACCGAAGCGGCACCTACCGGCGACAACTAGCAGAACTGTTAGTCACAACCGGCTGGTGGCCGCCTGAAGTAGAATTCACCACAGCAGACCTGGCCACCGTGGCCACCGTCATGAAAGAGCAACGGCGGCGCCTATGACAGCCACAGTCAAAACCGAGGTGGTAGGCGCTAAACAAGCCGTCAAAGGCCTGAACAAAATCGACCCCGAACTGCGCAAGCAATTCAACCGTGACGTCAAAACGATTGCCGCACCTGTTGTCGACGCGGCTCGAGGCGCTTACCCTGACATGCCGTTGTCGGGAATGTCGCGACTTTGGTCGGCCGGTAGCCGCCAGCTGTTGCCCTGGTCAGCATCCAAAGCTCGATCAGGTGTTCAGGTCAAAATTGACACCAGTAAACGCGCCGTGTCCGTCATCCGCATCCAACAGAAAGACGCGGCGGCCAGCATCTTTGAGTTAGCAGGCAAAAAAGGCACCAACCCCAAAGGTCGTGCATTTATCAACAACCTTGAAACGCGTTTCGGCCGCGCACAGCGCGTCCTGTGGCCAACCTATGAACGCAATAGCGCCGAAGTAACTAGCCGTATGCGCGACACCGTGTTGGC